CGTAAGAAGTCTTTCTGCGCACGGTCTGCGGGATGGACCGGCGAACGAGGCAAAGCGGCTCGGAAACGCTGGAAGTGTTAGAAAGGCGAAATTACAATGCTGTCTAAAGGTAATAAAAGAAAAGTAAAGAAGGTTATAAAGGGCTTGAACAAAGCCTCTAAACATCATGCGGGTCAGGCCAAAACCTTAAAGCGCATGGTTAGGAAGAAACCTTGAAAAGTGAGGTAGTTTCAGGCCTATGCGGCGCTGCTTTCCTAGCTTATTTAGGATGGATGGGCGTGACATTGTTTGAATTACACACTTTGACGGCCCTTCTTCACGAAGACACTGAATCCTTATTGAAGGTTGTAGAAAACAACTCTTCCAGAATACAGGAGCTTGCTAAATACCATGACTAAACAAGGATTATACGCCAACATTCACGCTAAAAAGCGTCGAATCGCGGGTGGAAGTAAAGAAACTATGAGGAAGCCGGGTTCCAAAGGGGCCCCGACTGCGGCTAACTTTAAAGCAGCGGCTAAAACCGCAAAAACACCTAAAAAAGCTGCTATGGGCGGCGAAATGAAAGTGAGCAATCCAATGATGAAGAAAAAAGGTTATGCCAAGGGCGGTGCAGCTAAGAAACCAACCGCGGCAAAGATGCGTAATGGCGGCGCGATGATGAAGAAAAAGGGTTATGCCAAGGGCGGAGCGGCTAAGAAGCCTGTTGCAACCAAGATGCGTAACGGCGGCGCAATGATGAAGAAAAAAGGTTTTGCCAAGGGCGGAGCGGCTAAAATGAAGCGCGGCGGCGCGGCGAGGAAAAAATAGCTGAATGCCTTTTTTACAAAGCAACATACCGCACTTTAAGTGCTGGGTTCGTCGTGAATATACGGTCAACCATGAGCGTTATCACGGCGAATTTTTACATGCGATGGCTATTGCTGTCACGACGATGCCAAATCGTTGCCTAAGCTTTCAACTTATCTTTACGGGTTGCGAGGCTGATGAGGACGGCGATGTAAATGTTCATGGCGGCGCTATGTGGGCGCGTATGCCGATTACAGCCCTTGTTGCGGATGAACCGTTGGATGAGTGGCCTGAAGCAATGCCCGTACATGCGGCACAACCTTGGGATTGTCCATCACACACTCACGCCGTGTATACTTTGGATCGTGCCACCCCATGCCCGTGGATGGCTAAGGTAGATGGCGAGTTTTATCCCGCCAAATACATGTTTACGGTGGACTACACCGACACCGACGTTGCGGATGACCCTGCCCAACACAAGCAGGCGCATGTAATGCAGCTTTTGGATGCGGGTAAGTGGACCGGAAGCATTATTGCTCTGCCAAACAACCGTGTTAGAGTTACACATCCGGCATGGTTTGAGACAGGAGAGGGTGCGCCAGACTTCAAGCCCTCGCAACATGTACATTATTCTAAATCTGATTTAGACTATACGTTAGATGTAACTCAGATATTTGATAACATTTACAGCGAGGACTAAGATGGCCGTATCTAGCAGCGTTAATTTTGAACTTGATGTAGCAGAATACATTGAAGAAGCTTTTGAGCGTTGCGGCCTAGAGGTTCGTACCGGCTATGATTTAAAGACTGCAAAAAGGTCCTTAAATCTAATGTTGGCGGAATGGGCCAACCGTGGTTTAAACCAATGGACTATTGCTCAACGCACGGTTTCAGTGGTGCAAGGCACGGGAGAATACACTCTTGATGCAGATATAATTGATATTCTAGCCGCGGTAGCTAAACGCGATGGTACGGAATATTCGTTGTCTCGCCTAAGCCGCGATGAATACTTAACAATTCCTAATAAAACCACGCAAGGCCAACCCAATCAGTTCTTCTTGGACCGACAGGTAACGCCTAGCTTAAAAATATGGCCGACTCCTGACAACAGCACAGACGTTATTGTCTATAACGCGCTAACGCGCATGGATGACGCCGATACATACATCAATACTGTGGACATGCCGTTTAGGTTTTACCCGTGTTTGGCCGCGGGTCTGGCTTATTACATAGCAGTTAAGCGGGCCCCGCAGCGCGTACAACTTTTAAAGGCTATGTATGAAGAAGAGTTTGAACGTGCGATGACAGAGGATCGTGATAGAGCTTCGTTTAACGTTGTTCCACAATTCCAATACTTTAGGACGGGTTAATGGGAAAGTTTGCCAGCGGTAAGAACGCCTATGCCATTTCTGACCGGTCCGGTTTTCGGTATCGGTATAGGGATATGCGCAAAGAGTGGAACGGCTTGCTGGTCGGCAGGGATGAATGGGAAGCCAAGCAGCCTCAACTAGGTCCTTTCCGCAAGGTTTCTGATCCAGAAGCTTTGCAGGATGCACGGCCTCAGTTTCCTGACACAAACACGCCTTTCATGGTTATAACGACTAACGGGATTAAATATCTTGGAAACGGCAACTGGGCTTCGGCGGGAACGGCGGAACTTCCAACTGAAATCAAGAATACTGCGGCCTTAGAAGGCGCAATAGGTCAGGTCACGGTGACAACATGAGCTACACATATACCACGCTTAAACAGGCTATTCAGGACTACACTGAAAACGACGAAACCACGTTTATTAGAAATTTGCCTATCTTTATACGAAACACCGAGGAGCGCATTCTAAAGAACGTGCAGCTAAGTCTGTTTCAGCGCAATGCAGCGGGTACGTTAACGTTTTCCAACAAGTTTTTGACTGCTCCCAGTGATTTCTTAGCACCGTTTTCGTTAAGCTACACCGACAGCAGCAGTGAACAGGTGTTTTTAGATTTTAAAGATGCCAATTTTGTTCAATCGTTTAACCCTAATCCTGCAACAACGGGAACTCCTCGATTCTACGCTCAGTATGACTTGGATCACTTCATTATAGGTCCAACTCCTAACAGTTCGTACAATGTAGAACTTCATTACTTCTTTAGGCCTGCCAGTTTGACCGTTAGTCTTTTTACGCTGACGTTAACAAACGTTTCGGGAACTTTTGAGGGTGATGACACTATTACTGGCAGCACTAGCGGAGAATCTTCCGAGGTCAGTTCTATAACAACTTCAACGCGCATTGTGGTAGAAATACCCAGCGGAAGCTACACCGTTGGCGAAACTATTACGGGAAGTATTAGCGGCGCAACGGCGGTTATATCGGCCATTGGCGCGGATACCACTGTTTCTTGGCTTAGTGAAAACGCTGAAGTTGCTATGTTATACGGCGCATTAATGGAAGCTTACATCTTTATGAAAGGTGAGCAAGACATGGAAGTGTTGTACGAGAAACGATTTGGTGAAGCTATTATGGGCCTGAAGGCACTGGGCGAATCTAAAGAAGTTACCGATGAATATCGAACGGGACAAGTGGTGAGGCCGAAACAATGAATAGCATGTCTTTTGGCGTATCTATGTCTAACAATTTTAAAGTGGGTGTTGAAACTACGGACAACCGTGGCTTTACCCCTGAAGAAACTGCACTGCGTTGCGTAAACAAGATAATAGGTGTTTCTGACAACGCTCCTCCTGCCATACGGGATCAGGCCCGTGCATATCGTTCCGAGATGGAAAAGATCATTTCTGTGTACATGAGGCAGGCTATCCAAAGCGATAGAACTACGGTATATAATGCAATAAAAGATGCTGGTCAGCCCACGTTGGCCGAATATATAAGGAAAATGTAGATGGCTTTTAACGGCAACTTTCTATGCACTTCTTTTAAAGTTGAGATTTTAAAAGGCGTACATAACTTCACGGCGGCAAGTAATCAGTTTAAACTGGCACTGTATGATAACAGCGCCACGTTCACCGCTGCAACCACTGCTTATACGTCAACCAACGAAATCAGTGGCACAAACTATACCGCTAAGGGCAACTTCCTGACCAGTGTTACTCCGGTCGCAAGCAGCACAACCGCGCTTACCGATTTTGCTGATGAGGTGTTTTCGACGGTTACTATTTCGGCGGTGCGGGGCGCGTTGATTTTTAACGAAGCCGCCACTAGCGATCCTACCGTGTGCGTATTGGACTTTGGCGCAGATAAAGCTGCCAGTTCTGGCGACTTTACGATTGTATTTCCAACTGCGGACGCCTCTAACGCGATTATTCGGATAGCCTAATGGCCGATCCGGTCGCAGCCTTTCAGGGGTGGAATAGCTCCATACAAGGGTGGAATACTGGCACTTGGAATACCAATGTTGCCTTTCCATTAACTGCGACCAGTGCAATTACAGGCGTTGCCACTTCGGGTGACGCGATAAATGGCGTCACGGGAACTTCAGCTACAAGCGCCGTTGGCGCTGTAACCGTTATAGGTCCTGCTAATGTCTCTGTAACAGGTGTCGCAGGAACGTCTGTTCTAGGAAGCTACTTCACAACTAACGTCGAATCACAGATGACTTCTGCCATAGGTTCTACAACCATTGTAGGGGCCGCGAATGTAGAAGTTACGGGCGTTAGCGCAACAGGTATAGTCGGTAATTTGAGAACCACATGGGGTCAAATAATACCATCTCAAACATCTGATTTTTTAAACATAACCGTTTCGCAAACACCGTCTTGGGCGGATATTGCAGCATAGGATAATAACATGGCAAGTGTATATACAAACGATCTTCGCCTAGAAGAAATTGGGTCAGGCGAACAGTCTGGAACTTGGGGCGATACAACTAACACCAACCTAGAATTAATTGCAGAAGCCTTTGCCTTTGGCACTGAGGCTATTACGACTAACGCCGATACCCACGCAACGACCATTGCGGATGGGGCCACTGATCCCGGTCGTGCGATGTTCCTAAAGTATACAGGTTCATTGGATAGCACTTGCACCATTACATTGGGTCCAAACACCGTCAGCAAGATGTGGTTTATTGAGAACGCCACAACAGGTTCGTCTGTTGACATTATTATTAAGATGGGTTCTGGCGCTACAGTTACCATTCCTAACGGCCACACTAAAGCTGTCTATTCAAATGGCGCTGGATCAGGCGCAGTGGTAGTTGATGCGCTTACCGATTTAAACGTACCCAGCTTGTTTGTTAAAAACCCCGGCACGGGTGATAACAGCACGGCTTTGTTAACTCTGCAAACGGCAGAGGCTGATATTGCTGCCGATGATGTTCTGGGTAAGATTAGTTTCCAAGCGCCAAACGAAGGCACGGGAACGGACGCCATTTTAATTGCGGCGGCTATACAGGCTATTTCAGAGGGCGACTTTAGTTCGTCTAGTAACGCTACCAGCTTAGAGTTTATGACAGGGGCGTCTGAAGCGGCCACCTCAAAACTTTCAATTACCAGTGGTGGTAATGTTGTGATTCCATCTACGGGGGGAACGCTTTCAACCACTACAGCAGGCACATCCAATCTTCGCCTTGGCGTAAACGCAGGTAACTCAATAGCCTCTGGGGGTAATTTTAACGTAGCCTTGGGCGATGAGGCTGGCACTGCTCTAACAACAGGGGATCAGAACGTATTTGTCGGGTATCAGGCAGGTGATGCTCAAACTACAGCTTCTCAAAATACTTTTGTCGGTATGGGTGCTGCTACTGCAAATACTGAGGGTACAGAAAGTGTGGCTTTAGGGTATAAAGCTTTAGGGTCAAATACTGTTGGCAGTAAGTCAACAGCAATAGGTTATTTAGCTTTATTTGCACAAAACTTCACTACAGCTACAAATTCTCATAATACAGCAGTAGGCCATTTAGCGGGTCAAAACGTCACAACGGGCGTACAAAACACCCTCATAGGTAGCCTCGCTGGAAATCTTCTAACAGATGCTGATTTTAATGTTGCAATAGGGCTTTCTGCTTTACAAAGTGACCACAAAGGTAATAAGTCAATAGCTATTGGAGTCAATGCTTTACAAACTCAAGACTTTTCTACTTCTACTGATTCTTTCAACGTAGCAATC